GGCGTCCTCGCGGCTGTCCGCGCGGCGATGAATACCGCCGCAGGGGCGAGTGAAGAGGGCCGCAAGCTGCTGGTGGACAGCCTGAACGCCGTGGCGGGAAGCGCCAACGTGCGTTTGACGGCGGGCAACACCAGGTCGATCAGTAAGGACACCCTGGACAAATGGCTGTCGCCCTCAGACCGCGATCACCCGCCTTCAATCCTGGCGGTTCTGGCGTTCTGCATGGCGACGAAGGACCACGGCGCGTTGCGGGCGATGCTTCGCCCGCTCGGCCTGGACGTGATGACGCCTGAAGACAGGCGGCTGCGGGACTATGGCCGGGCCTGCATCGAAAGCAAGGCCAAGGCCAAGACCAAGCGCCGCCTGGAAGATGAAATCCTGGAGGGGTTGAAATGAAAATCCGCGTTGGAAAGAACCGCCAGCCCTGGCGCATCCGTGAGTTTTTGGAAAGCAAAGGGAAGAATCTGGCCGACGTGGGCCGCGAGGTGGGTGCCAGCAAGCACCTAGTGAGCGAGACGGTCCGGGGAATCCGCAACCATCGAAAGATTCTGGCGTATCTGCGCGATCTCGGTTGCCCGGAACAATATCTGGACCTGCCGGAAGACCTGAAGGCACCGGGGGTAGCTTAATAATGACCGCGCGGGATGCATACACGGCGAAAGAGCTTGCCGAGTTTCTGAGCGTGTCCGAACGGGCAGTCCGGGACAAAGCATCCAAGGAGTCCTGGCCATTTGAAGAGGTGTCTTGCCGGGGCGGAAAGCGCCGGGTCTACCCGGTGTCCTCCCTGCCCCAGGCCACCCGCGAGGCCATCTCCAACGCCCTGATGGCCTCCGCTCCGGCAATTGACGCGCCCGCCATCCCCGAGGCGGCCCCGGCTCCGGCCGTCCAGGCCACGCCCACCGCCAGCCTCACGGCCCACCAGCGCGAGACGGCCCTTGCCCGTCTGGCCTTCGTCCGGGAGATCGAGCGCGCCGCCGCGATAATCGGGAAGGAAAAGGCCATCCGCAACCTGCTCAAGGCTGTCGCGGACGCCACCTTGCCACCGCGTCTCGCGGGGCTGATCCGCGTGGCGAACGACCGCTTCGGCACGGGCGAGAAGCGTTCGCTGGGCCTGTCCCGCCGCCGCCTTTACGACTGGTGCGCCAAGTTCGCCGAAGGCGGCGAGGCGGCGCTCGCGCCGCGCCACCAGGGCAAGGACATGAGCTTGCCTGAGTGGGCTCCGGCCTTCCTGGCTCTCTACCGGCAGCCGCAGAAGCGGGCAGTGGCGGACGTGTACAAGGATTTCGCCGAGGCGTGGCCGGGCAAGGCTCCTTCCATCTCCGCCGTGCGCCGTTTCCTGGACAAGATGGCCCTGCCGGAGCGCGAGAGGGGCCGCAAGACGGGCAACGCCCTTCTCAAGCTGTGCCCCTACAAGCAGCGCAAGACGGACGAACTCTGGCCCACCGACATCTACACCGCCGACGGCACCACCTTCGACGCCGAAGTCCAGCATCCCTTGTACGGCTACGCCTGGAAGCCGGAAGTCACCCTGGTGATCGACGTGGCCACCCGCCGTTGCGTGGGGCTGGCCATCGGCGAGGCCGAGAACGCATTCACAGTTCTGGATGCCCTCCGCGTGGCCTGCCTGTACGGCGGCATCCCGGCCATCCTCTACGTGGACAACGGCCCCGGCTACCAGAACGCCATCATGGCGGACGAGCGCGTGGGCATGCTGGCCCGCCTGGACATCGAAATGCGCAACTCCATTCCAGGACGCCCGCAGGGCAAGGGTTTGATGGAGCGCGCGGTGCAGACCATCTGCGTGGCCGCCGCCAAGCGCCTTGTTTCCTGCACGCATGACGACATGGACCAGGACGCGGGCAAGAAGGTCTTCAAGATCGGGCGCGCCCAGCTCAAGAAGCTCGGCAAATCCGCCCTGCTGCCCACCTTCGAGGAGTTCAAGCAGACGCTGCTCAAGCGGGTGGACGAGTACAACACCAGCCCGCACCGGAGCCTGCCCAGGATCGTGGACGAGGCCACGGGCAGGCGGCGTCACATGAGCCCGGACGAATACTGGAAGAGCTTCGGGCCTCGCGGGTTCGCCCCGCTCCTGGTCCCGCCCGCCCTCAACGCGGAGCTGTTCATGCCGGGCGTCCCGCGCCAGGTGCGAAACGGCATGGTCCAGATTTTCAGCTCCAACTACTACTCCGACGATTTGGCCGACTTCCACGGCGACTACGTGGAAGTGCGCTACGACATCTGGGATTCCTCCAAGGTCTACTGCTGGACCACCAACGGCGAGATGATTTGTACCGCCGAACTTGACGGCAATGCCATGGACTACTTCCCCATGTCGCAGATCGAGGCCGCGCGCGAGCGGCGCGCGAAGGGGAAGGTGTCCCGGCTGGTGGAGAAGCTGGAGCGCGTCGCGCCCGGCTCCACGGTCCAGCTGCCGGAAACGCGGCCCACATACACCATCATGGCCGATTCCATCGTGAAGGCCGAGCCCGTGACCGCAAACCCCCTGCCCGTGGAATCCATTCCCATGGATGCAACGCCGGTCCAGGCGGCTCCGGAGGTTGGAACGGCGAACAAACGCCCTGTATTTACCTCAATGGAGGGCCGTTACACATGGCTGATGCAGAACACGGACAAGTGGACCGACAAGGACAACGACTGGTTGCTCCAATACGTGAACGGCACTGAATACGCTGGCATGCACACATATTATGAGGTGCGGTGCATCGCCTGGCCCGGCTACGTCCAGAAGACCAGCACAAACAAGGGGGAATGATGCGCGACCATTTCGTGAGAACCGAGAACTACAGCCGTTTCACGGCTGGCATCCAGGCCGTGGAGCAGCGCGGCGCGAAAGAGGCGGGCATGATGCTGGTGCACGGCGCGCCGGGCTTCGGCAAGAGCTGCATCGTGGACCGCTGGGCCACCGAGGTGGGGGCCGTGTTCCTGCGGGCCAACGTGGACTGGACCCCCCGGTACTTTCTCCTGGAGCTGGCCAAGAAGCTCAACGTGGACGGCGGCGGCAGCGCGCAACAGCTTTTCGGGCGGCTGCTCGAACGGGTGGTGGAGGCGCAGACGCCCATCGTCATCGACGAGGCCGAGTTCACCCTGCACAACGGCGCGAAGGCCCTGGAGAAAATCCGGGACATCTCCGACCGGGCCGAGGTGACGGTGGTGCTGATCGGCATGGAGAAAATCCAGTCGTCCATCGCCAAACACAAGCAGATTCACGGCCGCATCGCCCAGGTGGTGGAGTTCAAGCCCGCCACCCTGGCGGACGTGGCTTACGCCTGCTCCGAGCTGTCCGAGGTGGGCATGACCGACGCCCTCAAGGCCGAGGTGCACCGCATCTCGGGCGGACGCATGCGCGAAGTGCTCAACGTTATCGCCTCCATCGAACGCATCGCCAAGATCAACGGAAATGACTCCATGGACGTGCAGGACCTGGACGGCGTGGACCTCTCCTTCGATTGGCAGAACCGCGCGCCCAAGCGCGTGCGCATGGCCGGGGGGCGTTAGATGGCCTGGAACGGACTCACCATCCTTAACGCCCTGGCGGGCGGGCCGAAACTCACCCGCCAGGTCGCGGCAGTGCTGGGCAAACCCTCCGGCGACATAGGCAGCTGCCTGGGGACGCTTCGCAAGCGCGGTCTCATCCTCTCCGCCGACGGCGTGCACGAGATCACCGAGGCGGGACGCAAGGCCCTGGCCTCCGGGGCGGCCATCACCTCCGGCCCCTGCAACGGCGAGGCCGCAAGCCGCCACTCCAGAACGCTCCGGGTCAGGGCGTGGCGCTTCATGCGCATGCGCGACGGATTCAGCCTGGGCGACATGCTGCGCACCCTGTGCGACGGCACCGAGGCGCATGCCAGGAACAACCTGCGCGGCTACGTCCGGGCGCTGGAGACGGCCGGATACCTCCAAACGCTGCCACGGCGCGGCGCGGCCGGGGAGCAGCGCTGGCGCTTGAGGCGAGAGCGTGACACCGGCCCCGAGGCTCCGGCCTGGCACAAGGCCGCCCGGACTTTGCGGGACCACAACACCGGCGAGGTGTTCACCATCCCCCTCAAGGAGGCCCGCCATGCCGCGTGACTGGCTGGTCCTTCTCTCCGAGGAGGCCGGGCGCACCTCCATCGCGGCCGTGGCCCGCAGGCTCGGCTACGCCCGTCCGTCCATCAGCCTGGCCCTGGCCGGGAAGTATCCAGGCAGCACGGACAAACTGGCCGCCACGGTGCTGGCCGTGCTCGGCACGGTGGGGTGCCCGCACCTGGGGTTCCCGGTTGCACCCTCCCGGTGCGCGGACGCCTCGGGCGAGATGCCCACGTCCAGCCCCGGCGACCTGCGGCTTTGGCGCGCCTGCCAGGGCTGCCCCCACAAACCCGAATCCAAAGAGGTGACGCGATGACCACCATGCTTCTTCGGCTTTGGGCCGTCCAGCTCGCGCTGGTGGCGCTCATGGTCATGACCCCGAAACCCTATCGCCGGGAGCTGGAAAGCTGCTTCAACCGCCTGGACGACGAAGCCAAGGCCATGGAGCGCGCCCCCGGCGACACCGGACCCAAGAACCCCGAGGAGGTGCTTCAATGACTCAGGCTTCCGTGATTCCCGACGGCTACATGCAGGACGCCCAGGGCCGCCTGGTGCCCGTGGGCATGGTCAAGGACGTGGACAAGGCCCGGCACGAGCTGGTGCTCGACCTGGTGGCCAAGGCCAAGGCCCTGCGCCAGACCATGGCCGCCTTCCTGGCCGACGCCATGGGCGACGTTTCGGCCTTCGCCCAGCTCTCCGCCGAGCAGTACGGCGCGAAGATCGGCGGCGACAAGGGCAACATCACCCTGGCGAGCTACGACGGGCGCTTCAAGGTGCAGCGCCAGGTCAGCGAGCATCTGGTGTTCGACGAACGCCTCCAGGCGGCCAAGGCGCTCATCGACGAGTGCATCGCCGAATGGACCGAGGGCAGCCGCGACGAACTCAAGGTGCTCATCAATGACGCCTTCCAGGTGGACAAGGAGGGCCGCATCAACACCGGCCGCGTCCTGAGCCTGCGGCGGCTCAACATAGCGGACGACCGCTGGCGGCAGGCCATGCAGGCCGTTTCGGACAGCCTGCGCGTGGCCGGGTCCAAGACCTACCTGCGCGTCTACGAACGTGACGCCAACGGCAAGTATCAGCCCATCGCTCTGGATTTGGCGGCGATGTGACGCGAAACCGCCCGCAGGGGCGGTCGCCGGGGCGTGGCGGCCCCGGCCTGACGAGCAGCCACACGGAGAACGCCATGTTCGGGATAGCCTACCAGGTTCCGCCCGTCGCGCCGCCGGACAAGTACCCCTGCCTCAGCTGCCGGGTGCACGGCCCCTATTGTTCCGACTTCTGCGCCCTGCTGGACGCCTGGCGCGAGGTGCAGCTCAAGCGGGGCAACCCCAAGCCTAACGGGGGCAAGCGCGATGGCCACTAAGCGATTCCGCGCGGGCAAGGCCTACGGCGGCGCGCTGGCCGTGATCGACTCCAGCCGGGTGAACCGGGCCGTTTGCATCATCCTGCCGGACAAGAAGCTGCCCACGGGGCCGGGCCGCGTGCTGGACCTGATCGTGGAGTGCCTGAACGCCGAACACGAGCGCGTGCAGGCCAGGCAGGCCGCGAAGGCCGGGCAATGCCCTCACGCGCACCGTGGCCAGCCCTGAAGAGGCATACGTGCAGGTGGAGCTGGAACACTTGAAACCGGCCATTGACCGGGTGCTGGTCATGGACTGGACGGACCCGGAGGCGCGGGCGCGTTTCGCCGCCGATCTGCGCCGCATCGCAACCGACATCGAGGAGCTGTCATGAGGAATGAAAGCAAGGGGAGCCTGCTGGCCAAGGTCCATATCGCCAAGAAGGACTTGGGGTTGGATGGCGAGACCTATCGCGCCGTGCTCACTCGCGTGACCGGCCATGATAGCTCGGCGGATTGTTCCGTACCCGAGCTGGTGCGCGCGGTGGCTGAATTTCGGCGCTTAGGATGGACCCCCACCAGCAAGGCACAACCTGCCGGGAAGTCCGCCTCAAAGCCACCCAAGGGCAAGGCCCCTCTGATGGGAAAGATCACGGCGCTGCTGGCCGAGGCCAAGCGCCCGGACGCCTACGCCGAGGCCATGGCCCGGCGCATGTACAAGCGCGACGCCCTGGCGTTCTGCACCGTGCCGGAGCTGCAAGGCATCGTGGCCGCGCTGGTGAAGGACGCCAAGCGCCATGGGAGGCCCGCGTGACGAGCGACAAGCTGCCCGCGTCCGTGCGCGAGCTGGTGGACATCCTGGGGATGGATACCGTCTTGACGCTCATCCGGGGTTTGGGCGGGACGACGTTCCCCGTTCCCAAGCGGGAAACCAAGCAGGGCGAGGTGCGCTATCGCATGCTGGTCGAAGTGATCGGAGAAGAGGCGGCGGACCTGGTGGTTTACCACTATGGCGGTGGAGATATGTATATTCCCCGATGCGCCAAGGCGCTCCAGGAGAGCCGCGACGTCGAGATCAACGCGGAGGCCACGGCGGCGATAAGGGCTGGAAAGTCCACCACCGTGATTGTAAACGAACTGGCCAGGAAGTACGGGCTAACGGATAGGCGCGTCTGGGACATCCTCAAAACTCTCCTCAAGCCTGATACACAAAGACTCAGCCTTTTTTGCCCGGAGGCCCGCGACTTGATTGATTGACCGGAATTGCCGCTCGTTGCATAAGCGTTTGTCATGGCAGACGACGTTGAACGCTTCATCACCGAGTGGCGGGCCTCCAGTGGTTCGGAAAGAGCCAATTCGCAGCCTTTTCTCATAGACCTTTGCCGTCTGCTTGAACTTCCACCGCCCCAAAAAGCCAACTCCATTCCGGCCAAGGTCAAAAAGGCGGTAATCCCCTGGCCTGGAACTTTGCCGGAGCAGGCTGCCGCAGTGGCAGCCGTTCTGGCCGCGCAATCCAAGCCCGTGAGCGCGGAACAGATCGCCAAGGCCTTCAAGCGGGCCAAACGAGAACGCGTGGTCGAACTGCTGGAAACCCTGACCACGCTCGGACAGGTTCGCCGCTTGAAGGAAGGTCGGTACTCCGTAGCCTGATGCGGCGAAGCAACGCATAGTCGCCAACTGAACCCCTTCACCTATCACGCCCCCCGTCTGCCGCCTATTCAGGCGGCGACGGGGGGCGACCGTTTTGGTGCCGTCGCCTCCACAAACAACCACATGGAGGCGTTGTGTTTGGCATCTTCGACATCTTCCCCTGGCTCGTTATCCTGGCGGCTCTCGCGGCGCTGTCCTTTCTGGTCTGGCACTTCCGGGCCGACATCAAGGCGTTCTCGCTCAAGCGCACCGGGGCCAACCCCTTCCGCATGACCCTGTGCGGTCTGGCCGCGCTGGCCTGTATGGCCGTGGTGGCCGCAGTCTCGCCGGTGCAGTTGCCCGTGGCAGTGTACAAACTGGCTCTGGTGCTCCTGGCGGGCTACCTCGGGTACTGGCTCGACGTGTGGCTGTTCCCTTACGCCCGGCCTGACGGCTACCTGCTCAGCAACTGGCAGGCCGCACCGGGCTTTAAGGACGCCGAGCCCGATCACGCCATCGTGCCCGGATACGAGACTGTTTTTTCTGCCGC